ACAACGCAACCGAAATTCCCAACGGCATGACCCACCACGGAACCCCCTTGACCTTCTGATTCACGTCCCCATCGCCCCACACTTTCACGCCCACGCCCGCCCGCGTTTCATAGCACTGGCAAAGAGCCTTACGCAAACTCATTACACCAGCGTAACTCAACGCTTTGCCGGGATCACGATACGGGCGATCATACACCGCAAAATGGAAGCCAGACGGTTTACGGAATCCGAAGAATTTCCGCTGGTCACGGTTCTCGACATACACATATTCCTGAATGACATCACGCAACGATTTATCCAGTTGCTCAGCAGTCTGGCTGATAATCCAAATGTCGTCGCCCCATTTCCGATGCTGACGCGTATAGAAAATGACACCAGGAGCACAATCCTGCCATTCGCGATTGCCGAAAAATTTCCACGCTTCATCAATGAACACGATGGAGCCATCCTCTACGGTGGCCCATTGTTTCGGGTCATCGAGCACTTGCGCCAGCCCCGGTGTCAATCCATCGATACCGGAAGCGTAAATCGGTCGCTCCGCTTTCCGTGCCGCTTCCGTTAGAAGCTCCATCATAAGCAACGTTTTGCCGTTGCCCGGTTGCCCTGTGATAACGGTAATAGGCACGATTAGACCTTTTTCAGCAAGACTTTCGCTGCACCAACGCTCACCCGAGTGGAATACGCGCTAATAACCATCGTCAACGCAACATCGAACCGAAGTACGCCGATCCAGTTAAACGCGACCGCACCCATGCCCGACCCGCTCGACATGCCAGAAACGTAGCCTTGCAACGCCGTAATAGCTGGGCCAATCACGATTGTCTGCGTCCCGTAACTGATCCCCAACCACACCAACGCGGACAGGATGAATAGGCCTATCCTCGATTCGAAAACCCAAACGATCGCATCAATGATGATCCCGACTAGAATCGGCATTACGCTTGCGCTCCCGTCATAATCCGCATCGAAATCAGGCCGGCAATAATCAAGACGAACACGCCAGACAGGTGCATCCAGTCACAAAACACCGTTGTGTTGAAATGGATGGTGTGTCCTTGAACCGTCACGCCCGGAATACTCGGACATGTCGGCGATCAGCTTGGTGCGGCCATCGATTCCCATGCCCTTGTGCTCCAGCGTGGCGCTGGCATCGTTGCAGTCATTGCAGGCGCGCATGAAGGCGCGCATCGCATTGCAGGAGGCTGCCAGTCGGCGCGCGCATTCAAGCGCGGCCTTTTGGCGGCGCGCTTCTGCAGCCGTGAGCCGCTTGATCTTGGCGGCCTCGGCGCGGTCCGCGGCAACGTTGTCGGCGTGGCGCTCGTCCACCGCCTCTTGCAGTTCGCGCTCGGTGAGTTGGCTCATGCTGTCGCCCCTTCCCTGATGAAAGCCGGGATAGCGTCAGCCGCAACACGCGCACGCCACAGTCCGAGGAACCGCACGCGCATCCCCCGGGCGACCATCGTGCCGTCATGCAGCATCGCCAGCCCGTTGCTCGCGTTGATGGCGTACACCAGATCAGGCCGATACCTCGGTCCGTGCTGCTGCAGGCATTCGTGCGTCTCGGCGTTGAAGATGTAGAGATCGTCGTCGTTGATGTTCACCGGCACGCGGTGGACTTCGGACTGCGGAGGCGCAAAGGCCGCGATGGCTTGCGCGATGGTGGGGTGCAGGGTGTGGCTCATGCCGCTACCTCGGCGGCTTCCATCTTGGCCGCATCAACCGCATCCGCCGGCCACAGCTTCGCGTGCGCGTCGATCAGCGCCAGCGCTGCGCGGTACTCTTGCGCGTGCTCGTTGTCGCCGTGCGTCTCAACGATTCGCAACTCGAACTGGTCGCGGGTGTCAAAGAAACAACCTGCGCGAATCATCAATCCCCTGTCGGTGACGAATGCCTGCAGGTAGTCGGAGCGCGAACCGATGGGGCCGATCTGGATGAACGGGCGAGCGCCCGCGAGCTTTTTGCCGCCCAGGTCCGCGCCGCCCAGGTTCGCGCCGCGCAGGTTCGCGCCGTGCAGGTCCGCGCCGCCCAGGTCCGCGCCGCCCAGGTCCGCGCCGCACAGGTCCGCGCCGCGCAGGTTCGCGCCGCGCAGGTTCGCGCCGCGCAGGTTCGCGCCGCGCAGGTTCGCGCCGCCCAGGTCCGCGCGCGCGCCGGCCGCCTTTTCCAGCGCATGGCGCATTGCTACGCCGCTGTCTTGCTGGTCTTTCGTTACCTCGCACTCGAACAACACCTTCGTGCCGTCGAAGCGCGAGACGATTTGGATTGTTGACATCTTGCTCTCCATCCCGCTGGATTGCGGGGATGGGGGAAGTATGCACAAAGGCATATTCAATGTCAAGCGTTAAAGAATATTCTGTGCGAAAATATTTTCAGCGCGCCCACTCCGGGCGTGAAAAAACCGCCCGTGGGCGGCTGGAGGGTGGGATGGGAAAGAAGCGGAAGGCTAGCGAGGCGGAACGTCAAACCCGAGCGCGCGGCCAGCTGTGGCTGCGTCAGGCCTGCTTTCGTGCGCGCATGAACCAGTCGTTTGGCGAGTGTGTCCATGGTTGCATTTAATCCCGGTTGCATATTCTTTTGCGCGATGGCACAATAGTCGCAAAGGAATACGCCACATGGAAGCACGAGACTACGTCCAAGCCATCCGCGCGCACGGTCTGACGCAGGCGCAAGTCGCCGAAAAGACCGGCATCCCGCAGCCCACGATCTCCAAGATCGAGCGCGGCGACGTCTCGGATGTGATGTCCAAGAACTACCGCGCCCTGCAGGCGCTGCACGCGGCGCTCATCGGCACCGAAGGCGCGCCCGCCGTTCCCGAGCCCGAAGCGAGGGCAGCCTGAAATGGTCGGCACCGAAAAGCGCACCGAGCAGATCAAGCTCATGCTGACCGAGCGCGAGCTGCTGGACGCATCCCGCCTCGCGGCCATCGAAGACCGCACCCTTGCCGAGTTCATCCGGTTGACGCTGCGTGTTGCCATGTACGGCAAGGTATCGCGGCTCTCCGGGGGCATGCAAGGGACGGATGAGGACCCTGCGTCCTGACGCGGGACCGCCAGTCCGCACCAAGGACCAGCAGGGACCGAACTTCACCCACCAACCCCAGGAGAACCCATGCCCTACGAACCCCAACCCGACAGCCTGCCCGCGCAAGTGGTCGGCTATTTCCGCAACAACCCCGACGAGCACCTGACGCTGGACGACATCACCGACAAGTTCCAGCTCGGCACCGGGCGCTCCAACATCCACACGCTGTTGGCCCGCGCGCTGGACTCCGAGCTGCTCAAGCGCGAGAAGTCATCCGAGGGCGACTGGATCTACCGGGCCGGCAAGGAGCTGCGCCCGGTGAATCAGCCGGTGTTCCAGCGCAAGGCGGCAACCAAGCGCGCCGATCTCGACCCAAGCGCCCTGGTGATCTGCGACGACCCGCTGCCGGCTGGGCGTGCGAGTCCGGGCGCGAAGTATGTGCCGGTGTTCTCCGCGATGAAGCCGGGCCAGGCGATCAAGTGCAAGCCCGAGGAGGTTGCGCGGGTCGGCCATGCGATGCGCAAATGGATCACGAAGAACAAGCTGCCCTACATCTTCCGGCTGCAGACGCGGTATCACGCGGATGGCATGGGGCGCTGCTGGCTGCTGCCGGCGCCGGAGAAGGCTGAGGCTGGGCCGAAGTTGAAGAAGGTGGCATGAAAAGCATTGCAGGCACGCTGGCCGCCCCCTTTCCCTACTTTGGCGGGAAGGCAAACGCCTGCGAGCAGGTGTGGCAGGCTTTCGGCAATGTCGACAACTACGTCGAGCCGTTTGCCGGGTCGGCTGCAATGCTATTGGGTGCGCCGGATGGTAAGCGAGTGGCGACGATCAATGATGCGGATGGGTTCGTTGCGAATTTCTGGCGGGCGATTGCACATGATCCGCATGGGGTGGCGCATCACGCCGATTGGCCGTGCAACGAGGTTGACCTGTTCGCCCGTCATTCATGGTTGGTGAGGCAGGCGCAAGACCTGAAGGACCGGCTGCACGGCGACCCTGATTACTTTGACGCTAAGGTAGCTGGCTGGTGGTGCTGGGGCGCGTGCAACTGGATCGGCTCGGGCTGGTGTGGTGGCGATGGGCCGTGGGTGCATGACGGCACGACCATTGTGGACTCCCGCAAACTCCCGCACCTCTCTGCAGGACAGGGCATCAACCGCCAACTCCCGCACCTTGGCAATGCAGGACAGGGCATCAACCGCAAACTCCCGCACCTCTCTGCAGGACAGGGCATCAACCGCAAACTCCCGCACCTTGGCGATGCAGGACGGGGCGCACGCTCTGAATTTATCCACGAGTGGATGGCGCTGCTACATGACAAGCTGCGCGATGTTCGGGTGACTTGCGGAGACTGGAGTCGGGTAGTCAAGGATTCAGTTACTACGCGCCACGGACTGACGGGCTTGTTTCTGGACCCTCCATACACCAAGGGCGCGATGGACTACACGGCCAAAGGAACGGGCGGGGCCCTGGCTGACGAGGTGCGCCAGTGGTGTGCCGCGAATGGCGGAAACCGCCTGCTGCGCATCGTTCTGTGCGGGCACGCCGGGGAGCATGACGGCCTCCTGCAGCACGGCTGGAGCATTCGCACATGGACGGCACGCAAGGGGTATGCATTGACTGATGAAGCGGTAGAGAACGGCCAGAGCGAAACCCTGTGGTGCAGTCCGCATTGCATTGCCGAGATTGGCATAAATCACGATCTTTTTTCGGAGGCCGCATGAACGCCTTCGACACCTCCGGCCCAGCCCGGACCATCAACCGCAACGAGCAGGCCGGAGCGCGCCAGGTGCTCAAGGCTGCGCAGCAGGTGCGGCACATGAGCACGCCGCGGCAGTCGCGGTTCTCGACGCCGATCATGGGGCGGGCGCAGGCGGATCGGACGAATGCGATCAGGGGGCGGGTGTGATTGAACACGGCCAGTCCGGCGCCACGCCAGCAACATCGAGGGGCCGGTGATTGAGCTACGAAGCCATCCGCTGGGCCATGTCGCAAGCCGTGGACAAGTCGTCCGCGAAGTTTGTGCTGGTCGCCATGGCTGATTGTGTGAACCTGGAGGCTGGCGAAATGCTGTGCTGGCCGTCCCATAAGCATCTGGCCGAGATCACCGGCCAGGACGCGAAGACTGTGGAGGCCGGGCTGCGCCGACTGCGCGAAGCCGGGTTCATCACCGACACCCGCCAGCGAAAAGGGACGACCGGCCAGGTGATCGTCTATCGACTTAACACCCCCGAAAACGGGGCGGTTGAAACTGGCGGAAAGACCCCCGTTTTTCCTGCAAAGACCCCCGAAATTCCCGTGAAAGACCCCCAAATTTCCGGCGAAAGACCCCCAAAAACGGGGGACGGAACCAGGAATGGAACCAGGAATGGAACCAGGAAGGAACCAGGAATAGACCCGCGGCTGTCGGCAATACCCCCGAATTTCCTGGCCGACTACCTCAAGGTCCGCAAGGCCAAGAAGGCCGGCGAGTTCACCTCGACAGCCATCAGCGGGATGGAACGCGAAGCCGGCAAAGCCGGGCTGTCGCTGGCCGATGCTGTGCGGGTTTGCGCCGAATGGGGGTGGCAAGGATTCAACGCCGGATGGTACGAGCAGCGCATGGCGCGCAACGGCGCCCAGGCATCCGAGACCCCCTACCAGCGCAGCATGCGCGAGAAGTGGGAAACCGCAACCGGGCGCAATCGCCCGCAACCAACAGAGGTGTTCGATGTCACTCCCACAGCCTTGGGTTGAAAAGATTTTCCAGAAGCTGTCGCTGGTCTATGGCCGCGACTTCCTCGGTCGGTGGGACGGCATCCCGCTCGAAGAGGTGAAGGCCGATTGGGCGCACGAACTGTCCGGGTATCAGCAGAGCCCGTCGGCAATCAGTTACGCGCTGCAGAACCTGCCACCGAAACCGCCGACTGTGTTGGAGTTCCTGGCGATTTGCCGGCGCGCTCCAGCCGGCAGTCCGCCCGCGCTGGAGGCGCCATCTGCCACCTACACGCCGGAGGTTGCCCGCAAGGCGCTCGCCGAAGCCAGGGCGCTGCTGACGAGGGCCAAGGCATGACCCGCCTCGAAGCCCTCGCCATCCTCAACCGCGTGCGCCAGGGCGACAAATCGCCCACGCTGGCCGAGATCACGCTGGCCCTCACGCTCACCGGAGACATCGCACGATGACCCTCGAACAACGCATAGCCGCAATGGTGCAGGACTGG